TAAACACCTCCCTGCGCATAGTAATTATTAAATGTATCGATGTAAATATTATCGTAATCATCTGCGATAACTACCAGTTTGAATATCTTGAAAAGGCCATTCAAAAAATCAATTAACTTTAGTTTAGGAAAGTTCATTGAAATATTGAACTGTCCAGATACTGTTTGTTCTGGAAATGACGCAGAAACATTATATGATTCATAATTAAATTCAATAGTAAATATTGACGTAAACTTAAACTCTTCGTTTGCTGTTATGTACCAACTATGTTTTTTATCATCATTGTCGATTCTCCAATATGTTTCTGTTGTTCCGGTTAAATCAGAATAAGCCCCCCAAGGATTACCATCCAGTTTTCTTTCTATTTTATAAGGTACATTCTCATATCCTGCACTTGGTGTAATTAACATTAGCCCATAAATCCTTTTTCCTCCGGGGGTAAAAGTATCTTCTGTTAAATCTAAAGTGCCTGCATTTCCGCTAAACGTTCCTGTATTGGTAAAATCTATTCTTACTTCATTTGAACTAACTAATGACGTGGTATTGTTTGCCCACAAATAAAGCTTCTGAAATTGTGCAGTTCCAAAAAAATCACGGCTAAAAGTAATGTTAAAATCGTTTTCAATAGCCTCAATTATTTTTATTAATTGGATTGAAGGTTTTAGCAAATCCCAATTAACTCCAGTAATCGCTCCACCCGTATAAGCTATATTTGCAAGTGTGTCCGTGTTTATATTTTCGCTTCCTGACCTGTAATATAATTGTTTTTTTGAAAACAAATTATAAACTATTGCGCCACTGAATAATGACGATGTTAACCCAGTCTTTACATTCGTTGGATTGTAGTTATGATTATATGCCGAAAGGTTTAAATCTTTTAATTCATAGTTTTTCAATTTGTCTTTCAATGAAACTAAATTTCCAACGAAATTAATTGTATATGAGCTTGGTCTTCCCTGCTTAACGCTTACTTTATTTAACGTCCATTTACCAGTTTTAAAAGGAAATCCATACAACTCAATACGCCCAGAATGTTTTATCCTTGCGTCAAAGGCGTTGTCGATATTGGCATTGTAATAATGTTTGAAAATTATATTATTGTTATGCGTTGCCGGAACCGTGAAAGACTTTGAGTAGTCTGTCATATTCTTGGTTATGTCGTTTATGTTGGCCACGCTCGAAGACAGTTCTACGGATTCATCTTTAAACAAATCCAGTTTATCAGTACCGATATATAAGCTTGCAAACATTATTGGTTATTTATTTCATTAAAAGCATATTCAAATTCCACCTCATAATTAATTAAACGGTCTTTCATTCTGGTTTTATACTCTAAAGTTTTGCCGCCTATTTTCAAAGGGATGTAATTTGTTCCATTGAACTGCCAAACTCTTTCACTTAAAAATAACTGCTTCATTGTTTCATTCATTGACTCATCGATAAAACCGCTATTCATTTTAAATTTCGAATTACCTTGTACGTTGTAAGTTACCATTTGATGAAATCCATCAATAGCCTGCCCCCTGTCTGTTTGGGAATCTTCACTTGTCACGCTCATTGATTCCGTTTTTGCCTTGAAAAAAGTAATGAATTGTAGCGCACCCTCTTTGTTTTGAAAAGCAATATCCAAAGGCGAGTATCTACATTCATCAGTAACCAACAAAGTAGTAACAATGTCGTTATAAATAATCTCTACAACTTCATCATTTAAAGACAAAGACAAATATACCAACACGTTTTTAACCAAATTAGCGTTGTTGGTTGTTGGCAAAAAAGTATGTGTATCGTTTATGTTTAAGTCGGGATATGATTTGACCGTAACACTTACCGTATCGGATTCACTAATCAAGAAAGGAAAATTAAAATATCCGTTTCTAAATGCTTTAAAATCAGTGCCAGATATTAATATTTTATTCGTTGGAGGTTGTGCATTTTCTCCATCTAATCCTCCGCCATAGCCTTGCAACATTAAATTAGTATATGGTATCTGTGGAATATCCCAATCATCTTCATTGGTTGTGTGAAAGGTTACTGTTGTTTTAACCCATCTTTGATTGTTCCCGTTTGGTTCGAAATCAACGTAATCGTTTATCAATGGGGAAATATCCACTTTATCCGTTCCTGACGATGTAGATAAATTATTTTTTGTCATTGTGTAGCTTGCTGTAGATGGTGGCGATAATTTCAAACCGTCCCAAACATAAATACGTAAAGTGTACGCTACTGCCACGGTAGATGTCAATGGGCTAGCCCAAGGGATGTATAGATAATATGGCGATAATGATTTAATCATAATTTCAATGCTATTTTAATTTGTTTTTCAACTTCTAAACCATAGGCTGCGTAAATATCGTCTGGCAATCTTTTAAATGCTGCCTCAAATGGCTTGGTAAAAAAGTTAGTTGTTTCTAATCCTTTGTTCCAAATGCTTCTCATAATCAAAAAGGCGGTTGACTTATACGAAAGAAATTGTCCTGTCCTCCTATCTTTAAATTGAATCCGTTTACGTGATACCCAACCATTGATACCATTTGTCAAACCGCCTTTTTTACCTGTTCCTGTCCCGAACTTAAACGGACTGTTAGGAGCTTTCGCTGAACTACTAACGCCTTTAACTCCTTTGTCCACAAACTCCCAATAATCATTTGCATCCTTGAAATCAAAACTTAATATTGCACCATCTTTCGTCTGGGTTATCTTGTAATTAATCCCGTTGTAAAGTTTAGACGTGTCTTTCTTTTTCTTTTTTGAAAGATTCGATTTGGCTTGTTGTTGTACATAAGCACCGAATTTATTTAATTCCTCTATTACTAATCCCCCTGACATAATGACAATTCAGTATTAGGTACTTCAATAACAAATGTTAATCTTGCCCCGTCAACCAATTTTACACCCTCTAACGTTCCTAATTCAAAAGGCGGGTTTTCACTTGAGGTTATGTTATTATCTTCAAAATCAGTGTACATTTTAAGCCACATACGATTCAATACTCCCACACAAAGATTATGATTATCCACTTCATTGTCTTGCCCCCAGAAATCATCTACATTAATTTCTTTATTTACATCACGTTGATTAAAACATCCTAATTCAATATTAAATAAAATAGTTTGTCCATTAGTTAGTCCGCCTGATGTGATAATAATATTTACCAAAGGGAACATTATTTCTTTTTTTAAATCAATATCCTGTGTCTTCATAACACAGTTAACAAAATCATCCGATTCGGCTAATTGTTTAAGATAATAATATAGTGTAGTTAGTTGGTTCATAATTCAATACTATTATTGGTTTGCGTCATTATTTTGTGTTTCAATTTCTGTTTGTCAATTTTGTGACAAAGGAATAAATGCACCTCGTGAACATTCATCTTTAAGACACTGCCAATCTTCCAAATCTTCCCTTTAGCCAGCTCTTCAATCGTTGCATACCACCCCCATTTTTCGAAGTAGTCCGCTGCGCCTTTTCCTTCGCTTGTTCCTCCACTATATATTTCGCTGTATAATTCACTAATTCGTTGGCTAAACTCGAAAAAAAAACCAGCGCACCGTTAACTATTGATAACGGCATGTGTTTCATTATGTCGGCATATTGTTTAGTTCCTTGATAGTTTATGATTTCATAATTACCTAAAGCGTCTTTCTTTTTAATCGGTCTAAATAAAACCGCCATAAGTTTATGCATTTCTTTTACGTCTGTTCCGTAATTCGAAACGTCTATAAACTCTCCTTGTGTCATTTTATCTAAGTTAGGTATGAAACCAAACTCAACGTCTTTAATAAAAAAAGTAGGTTTAAATTCTACTGTTTGATTTAATGCTGCGTCAATCTGTTCTGTTATCTCTTTGTAATCAATTGCACTTATTAATTCAATCCTGTTACGCTCTAATCCAGTAAATATCTGAATCTTTCTTTTATTGAAATTGTATTCGTCAAGGTCTGTTCTTTCCAATAGTTCATTATACAATTGGAATTGATGCAAGGTAATATCTTGTATTGATTCTGGCAAAATAATTTTCATACTATTAAACTATTTATTTTGATTATTGTTATTATCGAATGTCATGATTAAAGCCTCCTCTTAGATTATAAGATATGTTATAACGAGCTGCATCTAAAATATGATTCCAAGCATCCAAAAATAGTTTACTGCCCTTATCTGTGTAAACATAGTTATTTAGTTCTTTACCTATATTCTCACCTTCAACTATTAACTCGTAATCCTGCATTATCGCAATCCCTGCGCTTATGCTTCCTGCTCCTTTTGTAGTTCCTACAACCCTGCACCCCATTTTTACCAATTCATCAATTAAACGAGGCTCCGCACTATCGGCAACGATTAATTTATTTCCGCAAACATTTTTATTAATATGCGCTATTTCGGAAGTAGTAAGTTTGGGTTTATAAAGATGTTCTTTTAAATAGATTTTCTTTTGTTTTCTGTCAATTGCAACCTCAACAAGTGTTGTAGGGTCTATACTAAATCCGTAATCCTGACCGAATGAAGTCTGTAAGTTATCAGGGTTAAATACTCCATACTTCCAATTAGTAAATACAACGCCCTCCGCTTTATCCAACCAGCCCCCAAGTATAACGTGTTCGTATTTCTTTGGATTGTTTAATTTGATTTGTTGTATTTGGTCAAGGAAAGATTCCGAAAGGTTTTCATAATTATCCAAGTAACTTGAATGAATAAAAGTAGTGTCATTTTTAATTAATGTACTTCCCTCTTGCACTTCTTTTTGTTCAAAGAAACGCTTGTAAATAAAGTGTTCCTTTGTTGCTGGATTCAGAATAAGTATTACCCTGTTTTGTTTAACGTTGTGACGTATAGAATAATCAATTTTATCAAATATATCCTCGGCATTCAATTCCTCGGCTTCATCCAATACCCAAGTAGTGACCCCTGCCAATGATTTAAGGTTTGCCGTTTGCGTACCCATCGATGTTTTAATCCCACGGAACAAAATCTTTGAGCCTGTTTTAGTATTTACAATCTCATCCTTGGTAATGTAAAAATCGTTGTGCAGTCCTGCTGTTTCAATCTTGTCTATAAACTCAGGTATGATTGAAATATGAGCCGATGTAAGCGTAAACCGTGTGAATAGTATAACGTGACCTACTTCATAAGTTAGTAGTAATAAAAAAGAGTTAATTGAATAACTCTTTCCTGAACCCCTACCCCCTGAAATAATAAAGTAACGGCTATCGCTACCAAGTAGATTGTATTTTTTATTTATCTTTATCAATTTGAAACATCTCTTTAATATCGAAGTTGTTTAAGTTGTGGGTTGTTTCGATTGTTTCTTTTGGCTTACCAAATAAATGCTCACTAATAAATATTTGTCCTCTTTGACTTTCTAATAAAGTATGTACTAATTGTTCTTTTGCCTCGTCATCAGTATCAACTTTGTAAAAAGTTTTCATAGCATTGACAAAAATAGTATTTACTTTTTGTTCGTCTGCTTTTGGCTTTCTGCCACTTCCCTCTGTTTTACCTCCTTTACCTGCCATTGAAATTAGTATTGATTAATCAATTTAAACTATAACTATCGAATACTTTATCGAGTTTATCTATCATACTTATCATTGGCTTAGGACTGCACGAAGCGCACGGCAACCATAACTGACGATTAAATACGCTTGCATACAACTCGCAAACATAATTAACTTGTTCACGGCTTATTGTAAGTGTACGTACTGCCTTAAAATCCTTCCAGCTATTATATTCATCTTCTGTTAAACATCGTGCTTTAAAACGATACGGAAACAACTCGTTAAGCTTTTCTTTGCGCTTTTCACATCCACAATCTTTGCCTTCTACAAAAATATCTAAATGTGTTGCCTTGATAATCTTTTCGATTGTATCTCCTAAGCCTCTACTCTTTTTTGGTCTTGCCATTTTTCAAACGTTTGTTTTTATATAAATCAATATCGTTTCCTAAAACTGTTTTTCTTGCTTTATCAAGTTCTCTATGAATCAATCCGTAATTAATATACTGGTACTTTTCTGAAATCTGTCTAACAGATAAATCATAACTTTCCTTTAATAATCCATTCTGTAAGTATGGTAACTTTTCGCAATCTTGAATGATTGATAACTCGTAATCTGTTGGCTCAAAGGTATTATTATTTTCCGCTAAGTTATAAAAATTATCAATTGAAATGTTATTATTTGATTTTATGTGGTCTAAGAAAAGATTTCGGATAGTTCGTATTACATAAAAATCATTAATTTCTTTCTTGCAATCGTATAATTTTAAATACATATCGTTAACCAAGTCGTCCGATAACATTTTATCCTTGCATATAATCAAAGCTGTTTTTCTCCAAAAAGAATCTTTTAATGCAAGTTGTTCAATCATACTGCTTTTTAAAAACCCCGTTCCCTATTCCTAGTTCAGCAACGGGGTAGAAATTATGAATAGAACAAATTTAATGAATTATTTTTAATTCTTCACTATTCATAACAAAAATAAAATTTTGCCAATCGTGTACAAATTCTATTTTGGTCATATAACAATTGGTTTCGGTGTCTTGAATGTACCAATATTTGTACTGGCTTAAATAAGTAAGTTTGAACCTATCGTACAAATAAAAATCTAAAAACGATTTTGAACCAAGCTTAATCAACCATTCTTCTGTTAGTGGGATTGGTTCAATGTCTTTGTAAGAAACTAACAATCTACTAAATTTCGTTTTTAATCTTACAGCAGAATCATTAATTTGTGTTACTATTCCGTATCTAATTTTTCCAAATTCGTGCTGTACTAAATTCCCAATCCTCAATTCATTTGCTTTCATACAATCTCAATATTAAATTTTTCCTCGGCTTCTTGTTTTGTCATTTGGTTGGGTTTGATTATGGTTGCCCAGGTTCCATTGTCAAAAATACATATATCTAAATAAGAAGCTTCCTGAATCCATAGTTTATTAACTAATATTTCATAATAAAAAACATATTCTTTATTGCAATAATATTCTTGTGATTCTGCTTTATTAAATCCGGCCAAACAATTAACATTTTTCAAATTATCAACAAAATTTTTTCTTAACGCTTCTTTTTCCAAAGCGTTTTTGATTTCTTTGGGGGTGGCTGGTTCCCAGGTCTTAGGACTGTTTTTAAAAGTCCATCCCGCATTACTGTTATCTGTCCAAATATTTTTATCTTTTTCGCCATAATAGGTAAATCCATAAGCTGTGATTTCTTCAAGATTAGTAATACAAACAAGAGATTCAAGGCCTTTTTTAATACATTTATACCAAACTCCAACTTCAAGTTTAGTCTCAAAAAGTTCAGGACATAATTCTTTCAACTTAATTTCTGGATTATCTTTAATAAATTTCTTTGTGATTTTCATTTTTGTAAATTTTTAATAGTTCTTGAATATCTACAGGATTATTTCTTGAAATTTGCGCCCTACTTTCTGAAAAATAAAGACCGTTTTCATCTTGCATAATAGTTTCTTTCCATAATGCAAATTCGATAGCAAAATTATCAGATATTGTTTCAATTCTATTTGCAGCGTCCTGAATTCCATCAATACAATTACTTTCGTTTATGTAAGTTTCAAAATGTATTCCTTCGTAAATTTTATCTTTTAGTTTCATAATCCTCAATTTTTAACGTTATTTTTTTGCCTTCATCAAAGGCGATTAGTTCAAGTGTGCAAAATTGAATATTGCGTTCCCCGGTTACCCATCGATTAAATTTCTTGTACTCTATTTCGTGTTTAGCTGCGAATTTTTTCTGCGAAAGACCTGATTGGGTTATCAGGTCTTTAAGGACGGCTTGGTGTTGGGATAGCATATTAATTTATTTTATAATATTCTTTTTCTAAAAGTTCATTGAAATATTTATGTCCAGTATAAAATTTACTTGAAACCCTACCTGTTGAAGATGAACTTTTACATCCAGAATCCATATTAATTCTTTTTTCAGTTATTGAAGTAATCCAAAACTCCACACCGAATCTTATATCTGTTACTTTATCTCCTGTCTTTAAGTCTAATGTTGTCATAATTCCTGTTTTTTTAGTGATTTTCAATATTCAAAGATAATCATTTATTTGATATAATCTACCAATTTGTGAGATTATTTTATAATTTATATTGATTCTAAATAACATAAAAAGTAATAAATAAATTGCTTTTTACTTGTGAGTAATATATATGTTGCTTATATTTGTATAACAAAATAAAACAATAGGAATTATGACAACTTACCAATTATTCGAACAAGTTACAAATAACGAAACTTCAAGAGCTAATTCTTGTTATTCTGAAATTGAAGGTGTTATTTTAAGAATAGCTGATCATCAAGCTAATTTTTCAAATTTTGAATGCTACAATGATGTTGAAAACGCAAAAGCAATTGTTAACGTTATCATAACAAATGATTTTGTAAGTGAAAAAGATTTTGAATCGTTTTTAAATTCAAATGATTTACAAGGTGAACAAATAATAGTTTCAGAATCTGAGCTTGAAGATATTGCAGATTACATAAAATCAAGAATCAATTATTTTAAATAAAATGAACTACACCCACAAAGATTTCAAAGAACTTAAAAAGAAACTCGGCCTGAAAAACCGAGATATTGCCTTAGTTGTCGGATTAACTGAATTTAGCGTTAAGAACCAAACCGCACCGTCTAAGGAATTGCCTACTTGGGCAAAAGCGATGCTTTATGGTTACGAATCCAGACCCGTCAACGTAATAGTGACCCGTGTATTGAAGAATCTATATCTTAACCAAACTAACAAACTTACCCCAATAATCCACCTCAACATCGAAATAACCACCATTCTCGTCTAAATAAATGAATTGGTGTATAACGTGGTGGCGTTCCATTCCGTTTATCCATTTAGTAGGTAATTGCAAGTTGTAGCGTGTGCCGGATAAACGGAAGGGACGGCCTAACTTTGATGTTTGTGTTTCAAAATTTAGGTTGATTGTTGTGTCTTTATTGATTTTGATTTTTTCCATAATATCAATAAATCTTAAATTTAATATATTCTTCTCCTTTTTTCACAATCGCTTTAAACACGTGCATTTCATAAATAAAGCGGTCATCTACTTTGTATTTTTTTACCAAACAATCAATAAATGATTTACAACAATTATCAATATCGCTTGCCTTGCTGCTAAAACCGAACTCAATAGCGAGTTTAATATTATTTTCGTCTGGAATTAAAATAGTTTTAGGCAACATTAAAAGACAATTTCGTATAAAAATATCATACTTTGTTGTCCTGTATCTTTTTCCTTTAAAACATTCGTTTACGCTTAATGGTTTTATTTGTAGTGTGTAATTCATTTATTTTTTGTTTTTTAAAATGGAACATCTTCATCTTCGTTTTCTACTTCATAAAAATTATTAACCTCAAAAGCTTCATTTGGCATTGCGGTTATTTGTTTTGGTTGTTCCTGTATTATCTCATCTGTTCCGGTTCTAACTTTGTCAAAATAAGTAAACGGACTTACATTGTTGAAGTAATATCTTTGGTCACGAATATTAAAAGTAATGCAATCAACATTTTGAGGTACTCCTACTAATTTTTGTTTTTTAATCTTTTGACTCCCGAAAATAACATCAGGGTCTTTAAAATCTAAAGCCCTGTTCGGTCTCCAAATATACATAACATTGTCGGATTTGTCAGCAAATGTACCACCTCCTTTGATATTGTTTAATTCAGGTCTGAAATATCTACCCCCGTCTTTTTCGTTCTTTCTTGCCGTCAATTGGTGCGCCACAAGATTAACACTTAATTCTTCTTCAACTGCAAACCTTTTTAATTGGCTCATAAAACGAGAAATATACAAATCTTCCCTTTCTCCTGCATTGATTAAATGCTCAATTGTGTTGTATGGGTCAATTATTAAACTTCGAATACCTTGTTTTTTTACCAAATATTTGGCTTTTTCAAATATGGTTTGAAGTTTAAAATCTTTGTCTGGATAAATTACAAAAAAATAGTCTTTTATAAAATTCATTGCCTCTTTATATTCTTCCTCGGTCATATAATTATTTGAATAATATGGGTCACAAGATTTACCTATGTATGTTTCAATTAAGTCATTGAAAAAATCATCTAAAGGGAAATTCTCAGGGCTAAATATAGCAAATTTCCATCCTGATATTATTGATTTAATTAACGCTAATTGATTTAAAAATAAAGATTTGCCCTCGTTTTGGTATCCAGTCCAAAGATTAACCTCTCCGGCTCTCCAAGTCCAAGCCTTATTAACTTCATCTATTCCTGTGCTTTCGCCTCGATTTTGGCCATTTTTATAACCGTAAAGCATAGAATCCTTTACATCGTTAACAGTAAAAATACCCTCGATTTTAACATCTTTTGCAAGTTTAACACGGTTAGCTAAACTAACTTTACCGTACTTAATCAAATATTCGTTTGCATCCTTGCAATCGTCAAAATCAACTATCTTGCATTTTTCAGCTCCAAACCTACGAATTAATTCTTTTTGTCCTTTTTGCCCAGCTTCGTCATTGTCAACCGCCAAATAAATTATTTCCTTGTTCTCGAAATAATTGTAGTAATTGTCCAAATAATCCAAGTTTATTGAATCGCCTTTCAAGTTGAAACCATTTGGAACAGATACGCAATTTTTCATACCAGCGGTAACAAAACTCAAAACATCAAATTCCCCTTCAACAATTATGCAAGTATCTTCTGAGGCGATGTTATCCAGATTGTAAAAAATCTTTTCTGCATCCTTTACTAATTTAAAATTCTTCCTTGCATCACGAAATTTTGTATTTATTAATTCATTTTTAAAATAGTAATCAAAACAAACACAATTCTCTTCTTTTTTGGTTTGTGGCATCCATTCAATCGACTCTCTTACTTTTAGCTCTTTTAAAGCGTTTAAATCTAACGACCGAACACTTACTACATAATTTATAAATTTATCGCTATACGGCTTTATTTCTTTGTTTAAAATTGGTTTAACATAATGCTTTATGTTTTCTTTTTTCTTAAACGTGTGCAATTGTCCTCTTTCGCCACAATGATTGCAATTAAAAAATCCGGTATCCCAATACAACGAAACACATTTATCTGTTTTCTTTTTTCTGTCAGCAGAACAAAACGGGCAAATATCCACTTTGGCTCTATCCTTGAATTTATATTTATTATAAATGTCAATTTCGTATCCGTTAATTTCCATGGCTAAATTTGATTAGTTTTACCGAATACCTTAGTTCTAAAATTAGACAAGTCTTGTTTTTTTAGCCAATGCGTAAAATGTTCTTTTACTTCTTTTACAGTTTGTTTTTGTTCTCCCATCGTAATTAAGTGAGTTTCAAAATTACCTAAGAATAAAGTTATTATTTCTAAACTAACTTTATTTTGCATTGCCGTTACTTCTAACCATTGAGTTGAGGTTTTACATTCCGAAAAAAAGGCAACGTTATCAATAATATTTTCTTTTATTTTATCTTCTATTATCTTATCTTCTCTTAATGCTATGATTTCGCCATCCAGTTCGCTATCTGTTTTTAATGGTGTGGCTATAGCCTCGCTATTTTTTTGCCATCTTTTAGCCGCTCCTTTTTTACCATTACCAGAATTTATAACGGATTTTATAGTAGCTTTTTCATACTGTTCGTTAAGAAAATTGATGGTAATTTTATCGTTTTTAGATTTGATTATATTTTCTGAAATAAGCTCTTTTACAAGCTCTTCATTGCCAAATCTTTTAATTGTTTGAGAGTATTTCAACTCGCAATCTTTTTGCCAATATAACGCACATATATTATTAAACATACCTTGTGCGGCGTACGAACAAGCCATTATATCTCCGGCTAAATACTCCGCAGGCTCAAATTGAAAATAAGGTAAACGCTTACTCATTATTAACCTCGCTTTCTGTAATTTTATTAATTTCAGTTCGAAGTGTTTTTGCGAATTTAATTGCGGTTGATTTGTCTAAATAAATTACCGACTTTCCAAAATTACCCCATCTTGTAATTATTTCAATTTCTTTATTATTAAAAACGTTGCACTCTATTGTGGTTTGAGTTTCGCTGTCTTTAAACTTTAATTCAAATTTTGCCATAATACTAACCGTTTTAAGCTACGGATAAACTATTTAGTTAAATAAAAAATGCCCACAATTTCAAGCGGGCAGGCTTTACTTTTGTGAGCTTCTTTAAAATGTCTTAATTATAGCGAACCTGCCCGAACACTACAATGCAAATATACAAAAAAAATGGCACGCAAAACTAATCACGTGCCTTTTTTATTCTAAAACGGTAAATCTGAACCATCCTCTTCATTCAAATTAGTTGCTGGCGGAAATGCAGCAGCTGCAGGCATCGGTGGTGGTGTTTGTTGTGAAACATCCAGCTTACTAATCCTCCACCCTTGAATCGTGTTGAAATAAACAGTTTCTCTCTGTGGGTTTACCCATTCACGGCCACGCAAATTAATGTCAATTTTTACTGAATCTCCAATATTGTAACCGTTTAGCAAATCGCATTTATCCTGCGTAAACTGTATTGAGATATGCTGTGGATATTGCTCGTCCGTTGTGACAACTATGTCGCGTTTTTTAAATGTTGTTCCGACTTCTTTTGTAATGTCGATAAATTTAACTTTTCCTGATACTTCCATAATTTAAAATTTTAATTGTTCTATTTTTTCGTTGATTTGTTCTTGTAAAATAATTGCTTCTTTTTTCGCAATTTCAACCCATTCCGAAATTGGTTTAACATTTGGCTTTGCTTTTGTCCCTAAATCTATCAAACTATCCTTTGTCAATTCTTTTACAAAAATAGGCTTGTAAATATTTTCAGGACGGTAACTGCAAAAGTAATGATTTTCTAATTTTGGGTTAACCGTGAAATAGTGTAAACATTGGTGAATGTTGTCGGCAGGAATTTCTTGGCTCAAAACAGTTTTTAAATGTTTTTTTGCAGCAGGACATTTGATTTCTGCGCTTATTTTTTCGCATTCAGTCAAACCGTCTGGGGAAATTCCGAGTAATGGTATTTCTTCACATTGCAACCATCCTACCTCGTTTAATTCGATTCCTAAATAAGCGTTCAGTGCTTTGCGCGCTTCTGGTTCTAACTCCGTGCCTCGAATCATATCGTAACTTTGGAATGATTCCTGTAAATCGAATTCCTCTACTAATTCAGATAAAACATCTTCTAAAAGAGTATCGGATTTTATAAATAAGCCTTTTGACAAAGTACCCCCTATTTTTCCGTAACGTACTTTATGCCATTCTTCGCTATGTTGTTCTATGTCGTATCTTGCTATCATTTCAAGGTAGTTTTAAGTTTTTCTTTTAAAGCTAAAACAGTTGGCAATCTTTGTTCATCAGGTGTCAACAATTTCCAAGACACCTGTAAAGATTCTATTGAAGTGCACATATTTAGAACAGATAAAGCATTCACATCTGAAACAACTTTCTTAACCACAGGCTTTACTTTTATCCCCCCGGTTACTTTGCCCATCATTTTTACACTTGGATCGAACCACAAATCAATTTGAATACCTTTCCAATTCGGCAACATTCTACTTTCGGCAGAAGTGCATCCAAGTTTTTGTTTTACAATGTCGTTAATTATTTTACGATTTCCAGAATTCGCAACCATCGGCTTAACTGGCTCTTCAAAATCAATAAAATAACCGTTTGTTTTGTTTCCCGACACATCTACATTCGTGTCGTAATACGCTTCTTTAATTGTCAAAATGCAATTTCCTTTTTCTTCAACAATTGCCTCAACATCGATTCCGGCTAAATGTGTGGATTTTCGATACTTCATTGAATCAATTTCAGTTTCTTTCATAATTCCTTAAATTTAAAAATTCCCTTCCAACAACATACGAGGTCAGTCGTAAGGCCAGAAGGGAATCAATGATTTTTTAGTTTAGAACCTCTGACCAGATTCGTTTAACGTTTTGTAAAAGTAGTGAAATAACTGTTAAGAATGAATTTAAATTACTTAAACTCAACCTTGTAAATAACCGAATCTTTGTAAGTAATTGGGAATTTAAGCATTTTTAAGCTATGATAAGGAAAATTGAATTCCTCACATAGCTTTTTAAAATTACCTCTTGCAATTGGCTCGCTAATGGGTTGTATTAGGATTATTATTGATTGTCTTTGCATTGTTCACGTTGTTTTAGCATTTCATCTGCATACATATAAGCCCACTTAGTTATTTCTTTTTTATCTGCTCCAGACGCACAATTCCAATGCCCTGACATAGGATTCGCTATCATTGATTGCATTGCCTTAGCCGCTAAATAATCTCTATCAAATTTTTCTTCTCGCTCTTTGTAAAAAATCCTTCCCAATTCCATCCAAAGTTTAGCTTGAAAAACGAAAGCTAAAACGATTGTTGTTATTATCCAAATATTATCCATAATTAATTGTTTTTATCAAAAGCATCTAGCGCTTCGTTAATGCAATTTCTAATTTCTTTTAATTCTCTAAAACTAATATCAATATAAGAACTACCGTCGTAGGTTTCTATTTGTAATTGACTGCAATCTTTTAGAATTATAACTCTAAATTCTCCAATATTATCGTTAGAAATAAATTCTATATAATCTTCTGTTGTATTTATTTCCATAATTAATTTGCTATTACGTTAATCATTGATTTTTTAAGCATTGAAGAAAACGTTTGTTGTAATTCTTTTGCTTCGTCCGTATTGATTCCTTTTACTAAAACTTCATAATTATTGAAGTCAAAGTTTTCATTTCTTACGCAAGTAGCTTTATAACCTGAATATCTTAATGTTTTAGCTACTAATTTGTGAGTTCTTTGTGATTGGATAGTTGTCATAATTTCTATTTGTTTATTTCTATGGTGTAAAGATACAACTTATTTTTATATAAACAAGCGTTTTTGTAATTATTTTTAAAATATTTACATTTCTGGATTAAAACACTTGCGCATCATAGTATTGATTTGGTTTGTCAAACCTTGAAAATATAAACTTTTCTGTACTGCAAAAGTGTCTTTGCAATCGTTGTTGAGCAACTCACACATTTCCGTTAGATTGTTTTTTAGTTCAATCATTCGTGGGTTCGTGACTTTTAATTCGTCAAGGCATTCGAGTAACAACTGCATTAAGCAGTAGAATAGGTGCATTTGAATACGTGTTTTTTTATTTCTCATAGTTAAAATAGTTTTTGTTGTGCAACGTGGTTATTTATTCTTTGCATTGCTTTGTCAAAATATTCTTTATCAAGTTCGCAAGCTGTTAAATCAAACCCGTAATCGTGACAAGCTATTGCAATACTTCCGCTACCTAAGTGCGTATCTAGTATTTTATCGCCTTGTTTGGCGTATTTGTCGAGTAGCCATTTATATAATGCAACTGGTTTTTGTGTTGGATGGATTCTGTCTGGTTGATTAGGGGATTTTTTATATATTCTAGTTCCACCGTTTCTAACCCAAGCAAATTCACATTCTGCAAAGTCCCTACCATACATCGTTTCTCCTTTATCCCATATTGCAAAATATTGGCTCGTTGGCAACTCGAAATAATTTCCACCCCAAATAACTTGATTTTTTGAAACCCTGAACAATTCATTAAAATATTCCTGATTTGGCGTGTTCTTATCCCATTTCTTATCATCTTTATTAAATACAGAATTCCCCATGTTCATTCCGTTTCTATCAATCCCATAAGGCGGGTCAACAATTGCAAGGTCAAAATAGTTATCAGGATAGCGAGCCATAAGCTCCATATTATCCTCGTTTGTAATTGTTAAGCTCATACTTTAGGTTTTAATATTTGTAATTTCTTATAATCCAATCCGTGTTTTATTATCGCTAAATCACGTGCTTTCACGGCTTCTATTTGGTCTGTATAGTATCCACAATCATAAATACCTGCTTTAGATACCCATCGCTGTTTTTGTTTGTTCCAACTTACACCTGTGTAGTTTTTCATAACTCTAATTTTTTTTGTTTCATTTCTTTAGCTGTGTTTTTACAAAAATCAATCTTTTGCCTTGCTAATTTTAGTGCATCAAGCTGAATCGATAAAGGTATATTTTCATCAATAAACAACTTTATAATTTGGTTGGCTAATATTTGTGTTCTGCTCATTGCTTCGGAATCCAAATTTCTTTTCCGCATATCACGAAAATTGTATAATTTTTATTCTTTCCTTCCATAAACTCTTTTTTTAAATTCGTTAAAATCTTCCTGCTCTTCTGGTATATTCATTTTGCTTTCAAAAATGAATCCATCGATTTTTCCCTCGTAAATCAAAATACGCTGTATATACTCCTCTTGAAATTCGTTCACACGCCTTTTTGATTGTGAGGTGTCGCAAATAATGTGTTCTTTTTTTATTATGGAATCAATATGATTAATTCCAATGTTTAGATTCTTTGCGAGGTGTGATATTGTTTTCATCGATTTTTCAATTTATCGTATGCACTTTCGTACATCTTTTTCAACTCAATTTCGTATCTCAACTCTTTATCGAGTTCGTCTATTCTTTCTATTGCTTCCTCCAACTCTTTATCGCATTCGTAACCGCATTTAAAGGCGAAAACAAGTGCTATTATTGCGAAGAAAAAACAGATTGTGATAAACAGGGCGTAGGGTAAAATATATTGTTCCATAACTATCTATATTGCGCTGGTGTTAATAAATGAATTGCTATAATTGCGAGGACAATAATTGTCCAGAATAAGGCCGTTTTCATAATTCTGTGGCTTTTTTGATTAGTTGTTCGATTTCTATAATAGTACTCCAAGATTTTGTATCTGTTTCATGTTCTTTAATTACCCTGCCCAACATCTCCAACATCTCAGGCGCACACGCGATAAGTTTTGCGTTGGCCATAGTTTCTTCTGAAACAGTGCCTGCTTCTTCGGATAATTCTCCATAAATAGTTATGACTCCGCCATTTACATAAGCAAATCCGTTGCTTTCTTTTGAAATAGACATTTCCCACTCTCCTTTTGTTCCTTTAAAATTGCTCATTGTTTCGTGTATTGATTTAAAATTTCGTTTTTCTCTTTTTGTTCTTCGTGACTTAAATTCCCGAATGTTGTAAATGACTGCTCAATTTCGGCAAGTTTTGTTAATTGCGTTTTCATTTTTTTTACCTTAGCCAAAAGTTCCTGATTCCATTCTTGTTGTTCTTCAAGTTCAGTTTGCGGCGTCACTTCAATTTCGTTGATGTTTGCCGGGTTTCTGCTGTCGAAAGTTCCTTCGATATAATCGTCTGGGTTCATTTTGTGCTGTTTTAAAAGTTCGATAAATTTTTGTTCGGTTGCCATTGACATATCGTTATTTTTATACCATTGTTCTGCGTTGTATGGGTTTATTATGTAAAACTCATTGTCCTCTTTATCGAAGGTGAACGAACATATTTTGAAACGAGAAATATATTCAAAAGCGGTCTCATCATCCCAATAAGGCAACCCGTTATCAACGCAAAGCTGTTTCATTCTGTCGCATTGCTCCTGGTCTTTCATTTCTACGTAAACATTGTAAATTGATTTTTTCATAGTTTCTCAAAATTAATAGTTACAATCATTCCATTTTCTTTTGCTTTTTGTTGCAGGGCTTCGATTTCTTTGTCGTAGGAAGGTTGTGGTTTAAGGCGGTATTTGTTTGCGCTACACCCTTCAACCCATCCCCATCCAAAATCAATCTCAAGTTCATCACCACTCCAAACCTTCTCAACTTCAACTCCGCACGCTTCTAAAAATATATCAGCATTGAATGTTTCGTGGATTTCAACTTTTTCTCTAAACATACCTGGGGCAATTGTTCCTAAAAAATCAATATTCCCTGAATAATAATTAGTTAAATAAGGATAGAAACTTAAATCAAATCTAAAATCTCTTGTAGGGAAGGTAATCCTATCCTTAATACTCTCAAATTGTTCTTGCGTACAACGCATTGCGATTGGTCTTTTCATTGGTATTTTTCCTTTATGTTTAAATATTCTTTAGATAATTCATCTACTTGGCTTTCAATTTCAACAGGAATCATTTTAAGTTTTGTTTTGCCTTTAAATTTAGGTTTACGTCCTGCGTTTCTTTCATTGTGAATTTTTTTCATATTAAATTGTTTTAAATTGTTTTACAAATGTACGATTTAATTTTAGACACGCAAATTAAAATTGTTATTTATATTAATTTTAAATTACTTAATTAATTTATGCATATCAAAATAAGTTGTATCTTTGCTTTAAACTATTAAAAAATGGAATTATGAAAAAACTAATTTTAACATCTCTATTGGCCTTAATAATAGGATGCAACAAAACCGAATAAAACAATTTAAAATTTAATTTAAGCAAGGAGATAAATGCTATATCATAGTAGATAACAACCCGGTTGTAGTTCAAGCAAATTTCAGATTTTTCTGTACCAAAATATGAAGCAGGGTACAAAGATAGCGATGGCGATTATACATCTGGGGTTTTTTCTGAATATGAATTAACCAATAAAAAATAGTAACTATGACGCCACAAGAATCAAATGTATCCCGCTTCTATGAATGGATGAAATCAATGAATAATATTTACCTGGGCGATAGAGAAAGAATAGTCAAGGCTTTTCATATTGTTGCGAATGGGTAACGTTGAGCATAACTCTAGTTACGGACTAAATAAGCCGAACATTCAGATTAAAAACCGTATCACTGATACAAAAACACTTATAAATTCAAGACCGAAACCGTAATTAGTGTTATGCATTGTTAGGGAATCGGCTTTTTAAAGACAATCAAAAATGGAATTAACACCAAAACAACAAGCTAAGATAATTTACGATGAGTTTTATTTAGCAACAAAGGATTCAACGGATATTTTAAAAATAAAATCCAAACAGACAGCATTGACTTGTTCTATTATTTGTGTGAATAAAATATTAGCTACTGAACCAATGAAAGAAAATGGCTGTACAGACGGCGGAACTGAATATAAAGAAAACGATGATTACTGGGAAGCTGTAAAAACAGAATTGTATAACATTTAGTAGCGATTCCAACCAAGCTGTTCCCTAACTACTTACTAACATCTATAATACTATACATTATTTTATTAATTATCAATAACTTACAATATGATTGTGCAGATAAATTTTACAGTAAAATGGCGATTCAAAGAATTTCCACATTATAAGATTTCAACATGTAAAAAAGTCATAAATTGTCAAACTGTAAAAATAATAAAATGTACTAAAAATGGCGGTAGTGTTGGATATTTTATAGCGGGTAAATTTTATAAAAAATCAAGTATAAATGATTTTATTGAATTGATTCCAAAACCTAAATTACCGTTTTAAGTTTAGGCAAGTAAAACCACAAAAACACCAAGCATCCAGTAATTAGAAACAATCCGATGTATAACAAAGTGTTATCCTGCCGGGTTGTTTCTTTTTTCTTCTCAACTATAATGGTTTTTGTGATGTTTCTGTCTTTCCATTTAGTAATTGTTTTACTTTTATCATTACTCACAATCGCATTCTCATACTTTTTACCGTCCAATACCATTGGTTTAAGCGCATCAAATGGTGTGTAGGTAAAAGTATTGCCTAAAACTATTTTAGACCCCTCTTGAT